GTTGGCTGGTAACCAACGGAGACGAGATACATCTGTCTCCCACCGGGGCTTGTTAGCCCCCCTGTCCTAGAAAGGACAGGCCTTCCCGATCTTTATGCCGACGGTATCGGGGCGTCCTTGACGCTCCAAATGCCTAACATCGGCGTAGGGATCTACCCCACGCTTCAGAAGGCACTTGAGCAAGGCCCACTCGTCTTCCAACAAAGATGCTGGAATGCGAGACCTAACAACCACTCCCTTAACCAAAGGGATCTGGAGGTTAGGATCATAGTAATCCTCTGAGTATCCGAGGAAGCTGTGACGGCCATGCACCGAGCTGCTCTCAGCGACGTTTGGCAGAGGTACCATCCTCTGTAGAAAGTCGTCGAGATATCTAGCTGTCCCCCAGTACCCTTGCTTATAAGCAAGGTTCCTGAGAGATATGGTAGATAGCAACTCTGAAGCATCAGCACGATGTCGAGGGAGTTGTTGACGTACACGAAAGATGCTAACATCGTGTCCGTCGTAGAACTCCTTCCCGCAGCTTTCTCTGAACTTTCCAGTCCAGAAAGATTTGTTGCGGTTCACCTTAAAGCCGAATAGCTCTAAGGATCTGACAACGTGTGGCACTGAGTGTGTGGGAACAATAATGTCGTCCCCATACACGCGCACCTGACCAACATAGGACTTAATGTCCTTGTGGGTCAACTGGCGTTTGAGCTCCATCTCTATCCCAAAGAAGATTGCGATAAGAAACACGCATTCTTCCAAAGGAAAAGTAAGAGCTGAACCCATAGACGCATACTTGGCCAAAGGAATAATTCCATGACCAGGTACGTCGGCTCTGGTCGATCTTACAGCGAAAACTGCCTCTTGCAAGTGGCAGTAACGCCATAACATTGACTGTACGAGCCGTGCAGAAACACGATCGGATGCCTCACTCAAATCGAGTGTTGCGAGTTCTCCTGTTAGGGAGCCCTCTCGCGCCATGTCTTGGTTAGGGACTTGGTCGCTGAATCCGAGGAAATGCTGAAGATAAGGATTCCTCTCGGAATCATCATCCTCAACATATTTCACGAATTTCTCCATGAGGCCTTGTTGCATGTATTGCATGCAAGTAGGCTCCACAGCGATAATTCGAGGTGTCTTTGCCGTCTTAGGGACTGATATGACCTTAACAGGCCTCTCAGACCCGGGTTCGAGGTAGTCCAGCTCGTCCAGGCTTTGGTGGTACCGAAAGCTAGGAATTAGGTTCTCCATTGCTGGAAAAACTGATTCAAGGCGATCAGTCCATTGCTTCTGTTGATATTTTCCGTTTCCACGGAGCTTATCAGCAGTAGCGCCTGGACCATGCTTAGGGATAATTCTGCCGAAATAGACATCTCTGTCTAAATCGGAAAACAGGTTATCGAAAAGCATGGATCCGATTCTCTCAAAAGCACGATAAAGTGACGTGCTCGGAGAGTAAACGGAGTCCCGGACTTCCTGCTCACACTTGACGAAGTCATCAAATGCTTTCTTCTCCCTAGCATCACTGCAGGGGAGGAGAACCTTGCCGAACGCCAATGTTAATTGGCGGACAGCTTGGATGGCATCGGGTGACGGATCATCAAGCAAACGCCCAGTGTTACGATCGAACACAAGCTGCAGGAAATTCCTTAGAAACAAGGGAAATCCTGCCTGCGATCCGGTTAAGGAAAGCAGGTTAGCAGTGACCTGACTTTGGTCAAGCGAACTCTCGAACGCCTTACCAATTTCAGGAAGGGAAAGAGTTAACAGCTCAATCCCCTCGTGTTCAAAGCGTCTCGCGACCTTTTTGAGGTCGTGAGTGGCACTAGTGCGGCACTGGATCGCAGAATCTTCTGCAATCCGCTGCCAAAGCAACATCAGGCTTTTCATCCCTCCTCCTTTCATATTAGGAGAATATGGATCCTGAGCCCGATGATCCTTCCCTAGAAACTTAACGGAAGCGTCAACCCTCTCCCGTAGCATCCATAATTAGCAGTATGCGAATCTCGCGCCTCACCCTTTCGGTGAAGTACGAGAAAGCTACTACTAAAAGGACGATACGGAAGAGGATCAAGACGCGTGGGTTAAATCTCACCCTGCAAGAGACGGAGCTGGAAGTCAGGAGTGCCTGCAACCAAGAAGGCTGCAAGCAACTGACCAAGCTTATCGTTGTCTGCCGGAGTAACCCCGTTCACAGGAGAGTCGAACACGGTATAAACCGAGTGCGAGTACTTCTGCATGATCGAGGAGATGAGCGGATCTTCAGCTGTGAAGTTCCGATCAATCCGAGCGACGAAACGATTCCGCTTCTTGTTCTGTCGTGACACGGTCAGACGATCATTACCGTTAGCGGTCTGATAGATACTTGACGTATCATTCATACCGATCCGGGCAAAGTCGTAGTTGACCGAGTTGACAGTCAAGGTTGGGATTGGATCAGGTAGGGCCATGGTTGCCTCGCAGTTACATCAGTTGCCGATTTGACAACTGAAGGGTTGTCTGCAAGCTGGTAGTTAACCAGCGAGCTCATTCTCACCGTCCCCAGTGCGACGCACCGAGGGCAGCAAGAATGGAGGATTGACGTAGGGTCAAAGATCCTAAGTCATATCCAAACCCAAACGGGGTGGCTTTCCGTCTCCGCTGTAATACGGCGGAGAAATCACTTGTAACAGTGGTGGGAAGCCCGGTGCCATCAATTTGTGCACCGTATACAGTGCGGCGCTGGGTGACGGTATGTTTCTCCATCACGTAGCCCCACGATATAACCAGGCCATCCTGGAGGAATGCATCAAGATTTCTAATGAGATCTCCTGCATTCGTAAACCAGTCAACAGCCCATGAATAGGGGAGAAGATTCCAGACAGTGGAGGCAGAAATGCCTCCGTACAGGTATCTCGCTTCCGCGATGTCCCTGTTAAGTTGCTGGATCGGGTGAATACCTATTTCCGGAAGGTAATAGGTATAAGCCGCGCTAAACCACCGATGAGTATCGATGGTCGTCGCGTCTTCTCTCGTACCACTCCACCCGCCGTATACAGGCGTAGTATACGCCCCCATGACCGAAAGGGCCAGGGGTTGTAGAAAACGCTTGTATCCGTCGTTATTGTCGTGTTCAACGACAGTAGTGGTGGATTCGGTACCATAGTCCCTCCGCCTTCTGATTGGTTTGCCTGAATTTTGTGCATAGGCTGCAATCAATGCATTAGCATTGGAAGCAGCATACGCAAAATCCTGCATATCCTGAAAGAAGGGTAGAATCCCGAAGATAGAGTTCAAGTACTCGTCAGCAATACTACTGGCGGTTACTCGTCCTCCACGACGGATATTCTGCCCCAATGTGTTAGGAAGCCCCTCAGTGAGGAGCTCCCCAACACCAGTCGGGAGATCAGAAATCGGATTGGTCGGCAACGTGTCTGCAATTGCAGACGTTCCCAGAGCTAGAAAACCCAGCTCTGTGAGCTTTTCGCCCAGGTTCGAAAGGAGAACAAAATCTCCCCAATCGAACGTTGGACTTTCGTTGACCATGAGGCCTCCCTCATATTGAACTGGGTCTGCAAACCAAAGGTCTGCAGCCAAGC